GAGGTGCGCTCCAAATCCTGCAGATGCTTTGCTTCTGCCTTTTTCGTATAACTCTTGTTGCCGTTCTGCAGATCGTACAAATTCAAACGCTCGCAATGGTATATTGCGTCGCTTCATTGCTTTGGAAAATGCTTTCCAAAACTCGATTATGTCAGGGTGTACCCCTACATAATCGTTATCTGTCTGCTGAATTTTAACCCAGAGTGATTTTAATGCATTAGGTTCTGCTAATGATCTTGCCGCTTCTACGTGTGTTCTGTGGACTAATTCGTCCTTATGCCAGAACTGGATACGGTCTATAAACCGTATCCAACGTAGAAACTTACTCGGGGGTTTCTCCTGCATCTTCTGCTTCTGCCTCTACTGGCGCTTCAACTACTGTTTCCGCTTCTGCTTTAATTTTTGCAACTTCAGCTCTTAATGCGGCTCTTTCGGCCTGTAGCTGTTGTTCCATTTGCTGTTGATTATATTTCATCATCATAGCAATTTTATCATACTCAGTGCCGGTTGATACACGTGGCTCTATCGATGTAAAACTTGGGTTATCAGTATTTTCAACTGCTTGATCCAAGTCTGGTATATTTACAAATAAATCAGCTGATTTTTCAGCTTTTATTTGAACATATGTTGTTGCAGGTGCTGTATATTGAATTTCGGTTTTTCCGTTTGATGTTCCCACCAATACGGCGTCAGACATTTTGTTGTCGTTTGCAACCCAAATTTCAATGTTTGAATTAGCTGTAATTTCAAACTTTACGTGTCTTGGTTTGCTTGATGCAAACTCAATCACTTGTCCTGCTTTTGTAGCTGTCCACTTATTAATGTTGCCGTGTTTTATTCTATTCATTTTCTATTTTCCTTTTTAAAATGAGCAGGGGAGGGGAGGACTCCCCTGCTTTTTATCACTTAACGATACGCGAGGAATCGACTTGTGAAGTGATTGTGTCGTAATCGCTTGTTGCGTCAGTTTCTTGTAGTCCTGCACCGAATACGGTGTTTCCTACAATTTGCATGTCCGATAGACATGTGATTTCAAAACTGTCGCTTACCTGGTCAGCAAATACTTTTTTGTGCAAACCTGAACATAAATAAAAGTCTTCATTTAATGTTGGGTTTGTACTTTCTGCTGTCCATATTTTTGCACGATCTTCATCAAATGCGTCATTTGCAGGGCGGTAATATTTACCACCTACGTTTACAGCATCTTTTTGCCACTCATGATTTAGTGGTGCATAACCAAATGTACCATCTGGTGTTGCGTGATTTACATCGGCGTGGTCATTTTGGACTCGACTGACTTTTTCAGGGCTTAAAAAATCGCTCAAGTAGTTGGGTAACGTATCTGGGTCTGTTGTGTATAAGAAATAATCTTTCTTACGTTCCCAGAGTTGTTCTGGCACTATTTCGGCAGTTATCATTATAACGCCGCCAGTATTCATAGCTGGTGTTCTAATTGACATGTCAATTGTTGCCATACCGTTAGTTGCTGACTTATCCAAGTTTGCGGCATCTGTTGCATAACGTTGGTTAAATCCTATCATAGCACGTTGACGACCCAATAAAATTGGTTGCTTTAATGCTTCTTCAGGAACTCTAATTCCTGACATAAGCAAATCAATCACATGTTCGTCGTCTATTCCATCGTACTTTGCTCTTAATTTAGCAAAAGCCGCTGTTTTCTTTGCTTGATCAATGTCAGCTAATGACATTGTGGCGTTTCCGCCTGTTGTGAGCTCAGCGTATATATCGCTGAATAAATACATATCACCCTGATCTATTAATGTTGAATTTGTATGTGGTGAAGAACCTGAGATTGTTCCGCCGCTTGCGTCTGAAGCAGTTCCATATAAAGCATTTGGAGCTTTAATTGGTGCTTGGAATGTTAATCCTGCAAGTGTTACTTGTCCGTCAATTAAATTCTGATCGTAATCAGGAACTATATTTTGCATTCCGTTATTAATCCAAAACGCATCTGCTAATGTATGATCAAATGCGTTTCTTAATGGTAACGATTTTGATCTTGCTTTGCGTCTGTGATTAACAATTGCGTTATATGATTCCACAACTGTTGAATTTGTATTTGTAGACTGAAAATGCATTCCCATTGTTTGATAAAATGTATCAAGTCCAGTTGCACCCCATTCTCCATCATCAAAATTATGTGAAAATGGTGCTGTATTAACTTGTGTACCATTCCAATACTTATTACTTTCAAAAAATGGTATTACACTTCCTGCAGCTCCATTTTCTTTTTTATATGATCGGTTTAATTCATCCATTGAACCGTTAAAACGGTCAAGTGCAAGCATTGGGACGAAGTGTGCCATAAGAGTGATTCCGACTCCGTTCATAAGGAGTTCGGAAGTTTCAGACATTTCAACGTTCACTCGTATTTTACCACTTTGCACGCCGTCTTCACGGTGTAACCATTCATACTTCAGTGGCAGGATTTTACCTGCATCACCCGATGTTAATACTCGGCCTTTTGCACTACGTACAGATTTCTGTACTGCAATAGGTGAGTTTGGTATCATTTCAGTCATTCTCATTTGCGTTTTCTCCTTGCAATGATTTTAGTTATAATTTTTCGTATTTTTTTACACTTGGCGCACATTATTGAGGCGCCAAGGCACCGTGATTGCCACGATTTGTGTTTCTGGGATGTGATTTATTTTTATATTTTGATTTATTTAAAGTTTTTAATGTATCACTATATAAATTTACTTCAGATAATTTTGATTTAGTTATAATTCCTGATCTATCGCCTGCACCTGTGTGTACGTTTCGTCTTTTATGCTTTTCTATTGCTTTTTTTATTGCGGCTTTTTGCTTAGTTACATCTACAATATCTGAACCTAATCTAATTACGCCAAATACAATTTGTGCTAAATCTCCGTACTGCTCTTCAAAATCTTCAGCGCGTATTTGCATAATTTGGTCAAATGACAAATCGAGTAAATTAGTTCCAATTTCTATTTCTGTATCTGTTCCATCTTTTTTCTTAAAATAACGTTTTGTACCGTCAATTTTAAGTTCTGGGTCTAAAAATTCATCCATTGGTTTATATGGACTTATTGGTTCATTTTGTTGATTGTTTAATGTCATATTATTATAATATGCATCACCAATTCCTTTAGAAAAACTGTTATAAAATGCTGATGACGCTAATTTTCCAACATCTGGATCACGTGTAAAACCTTGACCACCTGTTGCTCGCAAAACTGTTAATGGATTAAATCCATTAACAGTTGCCTCTTTTCGCAATTTTGCTAAATCTGTACCAGTATTTTGTCTTGCTTGTGCAGTATATTTTGCACTTTTTCTTGCAGACCAAGCTTGCATTCCCGCTATAGCAAAGGATTGAAAATTTTTATTACGTTGACGTCTTAATCTTGCTTGTTTTTCTGCATATGTTTCTGTTGCCATATTATATTACTCCCGCGTTTAACAACGTATCCGAGAATAGGGCTAAACCCATGACTATTCCCGCTACTGTTGCAATAATAATGTCTTTTAATTTCATTTGATCCACCTCCGTGTAATGAGGTCGATGGATACTCCCGCTAAAGCGGTAAATCCCAAAACGATACTTTCAGTTGTACCAACTGCAATTCCTGCGCCCACAAACGATGCGCCAAGCATTGTACCACATCTTGTGATAATCGGTTTTAAGATTTGTTTGATTAGTAGTAATTGCAATTTTTACTCCTTCATATTTAGAAGGGTCTAACTGCTCAATGGCCGATAATATATAATATGTAACCAATTGAGACTCATTGTGTC